GAAACTAGACGTAGACAAAAGCGGTAATGGATATGCCGTAATACGTTTTCTTCCTGCTCCCGAAGGTGAGGATCTACCATTCGTAAAACTATACTCTCATGCCTTCCAAGGGCCTGGTGGTTGGTACATAGAAAATTCTTTGACTACTCTTGGTCAGAAGGATCCTGTTTCTGAGTATAATACTACTCTATGGAACAATGGTACTGATGCTGGTAAAGAAACAGCACGTAAGCAAAAGCGTAAGCTCACTTATATCAGTAACATTTATGTTGTTAAGGATCCTGCTAATCCTGAGAATGAAGGTAGAGTATTCTTATACAAGTATGGTAAGAAGATCTTTGACAAACTTACTGCTGCAATGCAACCTGAGTTTGAGGATGAGGAAGCAATTGATCCATTTGATTTCTGGCAAGGTGCCAACTTTAAGTTGAAGGCAAAGAACGTTGCTGGTTATAGAAACTACGACAGTTCTGAGTTTGCTGCTCAAAGTCCAGTTCTTGAAGATGATGATGCATTAGAAGCACTCTGGAAGAAAGAAAGTTCTCTTCAAGAGTTTGTTGCTTCTGATCAGTTCAAGTCTTATGAAGATTTGAAGAAGCGTCTTGGTTATGTTCTTGGTACTAAAACTACTGTTCGTCAAGATCCAGAAGTTGTTGAAGAAGACAATGATCGTGGTTCAGCAGAAGAACTTGTTACTGCTGCTGTATCTTCTCCAAGATCAACTAATACCGTTGATGAGGAAGAAGACGATGCACTATCATACTTTGCTCAACTAGCACAGGAATAATTACTAGGCACTGTGTGCTGGTAAGTCCTAGAAGAAAAGACCCCTTTGGGGTCTTTTTTTATGGAAGTTTGACGTATAAATTATCTACTTGTATTAATTTACCACTAACATATTCAGAAGATTTTTTATATGTCATAAGTTCTCTCATATCATTCAAGAATTCTTGTAAATATCCTTGACGTAGGACATATATATTTCTCTTTTCATCATTTAGACGAACTTCATATTCATAATTATTGATACCAACAACAGGGTTTAAAGTTCCTGTTGATGTTTCTAATGGATTTGGTATTGTAAAATTACTATCTACAACTTTACCTTTTGGAAGGACTAAACGACCACTAGAATCTTTAACTTCGGTAGTTTCATAAAATCTAGTAGAGTTTAATGAATCACCATATTTGTTTAGTGCATAATAATAAACTTCTTTGTTACTAAGTGGCCATTCATTTCTAACATTAATAATACCAGCAGTAAGTAATATAACCCAATCAAGTTGTGAACTTCCATATAGATCTTCTGCTACTGTATCAGGTCTTGCTCCTTCTGGAATCTGATACTTGTTAAACATTGTAAAAACAGGTTGTAAGTCATCTCTTAGTTTGACTCTACGAAAAAGGTTTTTAACTTCAAGATAATCTAACGATGAATTCTTATCAGAAAGAAATGATGGATATCTTAAATTTGGTAGTTCTCTGAAATAACCCATTAGTAACCTACTCCTTCTGTACCTGGTCCTTCATCATAATCAAGATCATATATTGGTTCAGTCTCTTTAAATGAAAGATTTAACATCATAGAAGTTGGTGTTCCATCATCGTATGTTGAATATACACCATCCGCAGTATAAGATGTATCAACATTAGTGAGGAAACATTGTTTAAATTTATTTAAGAATGGGTGATTTCTATTTCCACTCTTATATTGTATTTTAAATATATTTGGTGTTTTAAGATACCAAGTACCACTTCCAACAGATCCTTGGGCACCTCTTATTTTTGGTGCCATATTTTGTTTAAATGCTCTTATAATTAATTTTACCTGCTTTGCTTCTAATTCATTTCTAGGTGTGAATTTAAATTGGAATCTGAAATTTCTTATGGTTGGACCTGAGAATAATAATTCCATATGAGGGTTTAATACTTCCCCATTTGCTCTTGCAAGCATATCTTCTGGATTTATATTACTATCAAACAATCCTATTGCTCTTGCTATAAAATCTTTTCTCATTCTATTTTTAACAGTATCCCAATTACCTATACCAGCAGTCACATCACCCATTGCTGCTTGACCTTGTTGCATTATTGTTTTTTTTATATCTTCAACACTTGTATTTTTCCAATCAATATTCTGTGCAACATCTTCGGCAAATCCAGCAACACCAGCAGCGAGACCATTCATTCTACTCTCACCATAGGTGGCAGTATTTGTATCTTGTATAGATGATGGGATTGGTAATAAAATAGTTCCAGCATTTATTAATGGTCTAGTTGATAAATGTGCAGTTGAATTTGAAGATCCACGACTAGTTGAAGTTACATATCTTTTACTGTTACCAGGAGTGTTTACATATTTTTCTCCTACTGGTTCATAATTGGCAATATCAATTTGTAGATAATCAGTTGATGATGTTAATGCTTGAAGTGGATATCTTAAAATACCATCTTGTATTTTACGTTTTTTTCTATTAGGTCCACGATTGAACCTATCAAGTGCATATTGAGATATAGCACCTTCTATGTCAAATCTACCACTTTTTAAATTTCTACTGATTGGATTATTTCTTGTTCTTGTTGAATTAGATGTGTCATCACCACCACCAATAACAGTCTCTAATCTACCTTGTGATATTGCTAATGCATCTTCATGAGAATATCCATTATCTCTATATTCTTGATATATTTCTTGTTGTGATGCTACATCAGCACCAATTGTATCATCTACATTAGCAGTATCGTTAGTATCAAGTCCTCTTACTCTAATTTCTGTACTAGTGAAATAATCTCTAACAATTCCATTTGCATCCCTAACATAATTTCCACTTGCTAGGTTCGCATCCATTACCTCTTGGGAAACTGTATCGTATCTACTATCTACTTCTTCTGCCATTATCGACCTTATTTGGTGTATTTTATCTATTTATACGGAATTTTGCAAAAGGTATTGCATCAAGGTCATTTAGCTCATCGTCACTTACTTGATAGAGTCCTCCTGCAATTTCACTCCATGTATATTGTCTTTGTTCACCCCAATGAAAGTTCAATCCACGGAATCCCCATTCTAATACCTGAGTAACTGCAACCAGTGGATTTTGATCATATCTAATGTTAGGTGTTTTGGGATTATATACAAATACATAAAATTCACCAGCCTCAGGAACCTTCCCACCTTCTGATAAAACGCTTATAATTTCAAACATTAAATCATCAGCATCTTCTGTGCCGATTAAATTATCTTTTATGTCACGAACACGACTCATTTAATTCCTAATTCCTTTTCTGTTAATACTTTAAATTCCCATTTTCTATCATCACAAAATTCAGTTGCTGCTTCCCATTTTGCTTGGTTTTTTGCATATTCATAGACTTCATAGATATATCCTTTTGTTTGCCTTTTAGGTTTTTTTGGTTTCATTGTTTGTTTTAGTGGTTTCACTTCAATAATCATTCTTTTTATTTTTCCACCATTTTCTCTAACCTTAATATAAAAATCTGGAAAGTATCTATGAACTCTATTATCAATGGGTGAACGATATGGAAGTGCTATTTCTTCACTTCCCCATTCTAATATATTAGTATTAGAGTCACAATATCGCATAAACTTTAATTCCCAAAGTGAACGATAAATGATGTTTGTTGGATCACCTTTATACTTGTAGGGACATCTTGGTTTATATTTTCCTCGATAAGCCATAAATAGATATAATTAATCATATTAAATATTTAGAGTGGCAGAATCGTTAGTTAAAAGAATTACCATACCTGAGGCCAAAACCCTTATAGGACCATTGGCAGAAAATAACCAATATTTGGTTACTTTCTCTACATTAAGTCAACAGATATCGGATTATTTAACAAAATATTCTGGTGTAAGTGATTTAAAAGATTTCTTATCTAGGAGGGCAGGGATTCTCTGTAGTAATGCATCACTTCCAACTACTGCATATGCAACTGGTGAAGTAAAAGATAATTTCATGGGTATTCCTCAACAGTTTGCTCATACGAGAATTTATACTGATATTGATTTTTCTTTTTATATTGATAAAGACTATACTCTATTAAAAATCTTTGAGGGTTGGATGGAATATATGTCTAGTGGATCAAATTCATCTGTAAAACAGAATGAAATAGGATATTATAGAAGGATGAGATATCCTGATACCTATAAGGTTAGTTCAATGTATATTAATAAGTTTGAGAAGGATTATAAGAAAGCAATTAGATATAGATTTGTAAATGCATTTCCTAAATCTATGACTAATATACCTGTTGTATATGGACCTGCTGAAGTTTTGAAGGTGACTGTATCCTTCAATTATGATCGCTATATATTACAAGGTTAAAAAAACCTCTATAAATAATTTTACTGAATTGTAACAGATTGTTATGCCTTTACCAAAAATTAATACACCGACTTATGAGTTGGTAATACCTTCCACTGGGAAGAAAATTAAATATCGTCCTTTTCTTGTTAGAGAAGAAAAGATACTAATCATGGCATTAGAATCTGAGGATATAAAACAAATCACTGGTGCGATTGTTGAAATTTTAAATGAGTGTGTATTAACTAAGGGAGTAAAGATTGAAACTCTTGCAACATTTGATATTGAATATTTGTTCTTAAATGTTCGTGCAAAGTCAGTTGGTGAAACTATTGAAGTGAATGTTACTTGTCCTGATGATAATAAAACTTCTGTTCCAGTAGAAGTAGAAGTTGATTCTATAAAGGTTAGTAAACAAAGGGGTCATAAAAATACTATAAAATTGGATGATACTCTTTCATTGAAATTAAAATATCCATCTCTCGAACAATTTATTGAAGCAAATTTTGAATCAGGAGAAAAACCAAATAATGTTGAAAGTACTCTTGATATGATTACATCATCTATTGATATGATTTATAGTGATGAAGAGAGTTGGAGTGCTTCTGATTCTACTAAAAAAGAACTTGAAGAGTTTATTGAACAATTAAATACAAAACAGTTTAAGATGGTTGAAAAGTTTTTTGCTACTATGCCTAAACTTTCACATACTATAAAGGTTACTAATCCACAGACTAATGTTGAATCTGATGTGATATTGGAGGGATTAGCAGCTTTTTTCAGTTAGGTATGGCTCATACGAATCTTGAGTCATACTATAAAGTAAATTTTGCCTTGATTCAGCATCATAAATACTCTTTAACAGAGATTGAAAATATGATTCCTTGGGAACGAGAAATCTATGTAGCATTATTAAAACAACATATTGAAGAAGAAAATTTAAAGCAACAACAACAGAGTGGCAACTAAAATTACAGGCGATTCCAAAGAAGAGAGAAGACAGCCGAAACTTAGTATAAGTAATATAACTTCCGCATTTAAAAGTGTAGGAGCAAATATTAGCCAGAAATTTTCACAAGGATCGAAAGTAACTTTTGGTAGGGGATTGACTGGTACTTCTTCACCATTAACCAGTGGAACTGATCCTAGTAAAATAACAGATTCACTCAATGAAACTAATAGAATTTTAGTAGAAATACAAAAGCAATTATCAATAGATTTTGCTAATCGTATTGTAGAAGAAAAGGATAGATTAAAAGCAAATAGGACAGCAGTAAATGCTCAGAAGAGAACAGATAAGGAAAATAGATTAGAAACAAAATGGCTTAGGAATACTCTTGGATCAGTTGGAAAAGGATTACAACGTGCAGATACTGCTTTAGGTACGGCACTTCTTGGTAAAGGTAAAGGTGGTTTATTTGGAACTTTATTTAAAGGTATAGCACTTCTTGGTGCAGGTATAATAGGAGCAGCAGCTTGGAAATTTTTCCAAAATCCAGATAATTTGAAGAGATTGAATCATTTATTTAATAATCTTGGAACATATCTTACTAAGGGTTGGGAATGGTTAACAACAACTTGGACAAACTTAAAACCAAAACTTGATCTATTAATGAGTCTTCCATTTAATAATATGGAAGAAGCAAAGGTATGGATTCAGAATGCTGTAATGGAAATATTTCCTGAATGGATTAGGGGTATAGGAAATGCAACTAATACCACAGTAGAGGCAACTAGTAATGCAGTTACTGCGACATATAATGCTGGTAGAGAAACTAGAAGATGGGTAGATGATAGTCTATTGGGAATGACAGGGAGGGATCTTGGGGGAATTTTTGGTGGAGTGGCTGATTGGATTCTGCGTGATTCAACTGATTTGGATAGATTAGGATATAGTAAAGGTGGATATACTGGTTCAAGAGGTGGAATTGTTCATCCTCATGAATTTGTAATGAATAATGATGCTGTTAATAAATGGGGTACAAATCTTCTTTCATCTATGAATGAAGGTAGAGCTCCTTTGGAAGCATTGATTTCTAATCAAGCACTTCAATTAGGAAAAGTTCCAAAAAGAATGGTTATTCAGGAAATTGATCTTCCTGCTATAACTAAACGTAGAGAACCTTCTGCTAAATTAAGTAATGCTCCTGTTGCATCTGTACCATCATTCAGTTCAATTAACCCATTAAATGGTGATATGGTTAAGGCACCAATACACTATGGTTTTGCGGAGTTTATATAGATAAATTATGGAAACACAAATAAAAAAATTAAAGATAAATGCCAAGAATATCCATAGTTATCTTGTAGAATCTAATAGGACATTAAAAAAATATAGAAAGGATAGAAAGAAATTTGATCTTAGACAGACTAATATTCAAAAGCAAAAGACAAAGGAATCGAAGATAGAATCTAAGCAACCTTCGATTTTTAAAAAAATTGGAAAATCTGTTGGTGGAAGTATGAAAGCTAATACAGGTATATTTGGTGCTATTGGTGATATTTTGAATTTTGTTGGTAATATTTTCTTAGCAAATGCTGTTGAGAATATAGATAATATTGCTGGAATATTATCCAAAAGAGGTATATCATTTACTTCTATTTTTGGGACTATTAGTAAATTTGTTGAGACAATATCAAATTGGGGTACAAATTTGCTTAAAATGGCAGTTAAACTTCCTAGTGAACAAGAATTTAATCAAATAATTTCTACTGACACTTCTACTTCAGATACGTCAGGAACAACACAGATTAATAATGGTGAAACTACTACTAATAATCAATCAAATGATACTAATACTAGTGCTAGTAGTACTCCATTCACTTCATCAAATCAAATACTTAGTGATAATTTAATCAATACTTTTAAAAATCTTGAAACCTTTGATGGAGATATGTCTAGATTGTTTACTTCTGATTTTTCTAGTTCAATTGATATGAGTAGTGATCCATTAAGTAATTTTTTCATTCCTTCTGAGGGTACTGATCTTTCTTCTCTATATAATTCTGATTTGGATGGAGAATCTGTTGATCAATTAATGATTATGACACAAAAAATATTTGTAGAAGATTAAGGAGGAAATATAAATGTCAGCATCTAACCCATCAAGATACGCTTTTCTACAAGTTAAAAAGAATAGAAATGGTGAAGTAGTAAAGGTTGACCTTAAAGGTAGAACTATTGGGGTTGATTATTATGAGAGTTTATATTCTCCACAAGTAACTTGCAATCTTTTGCATATTGATACTGGTGGTTCTGTTATTAGTGAGACAACAGGATTGGTTGGAACTTTGAAAGATGCATTACCTTTACAGGGTTATGAACAAGTCTCTTTTAACATTCAAAACGAATCTGGAATTTTAGAATTTGGTTCTGGTGGTAATACTAGTGATAGGGGTAGTGGTTTTGTTAATCGTCCATTTGTGGTTAGTTCAGCTCCATCACTTGTTGATGATGCTCAATCTCAATCTATTATGATTCAGTTGGTTTCTTGGTATGGGATGCAGAATATAGAATCATCTATAAGTGCCAAGTATCGTACATCAAGTATTAGTAATATTGTCAATAAAATATTAGTTGATTGGGGTGTTCCACAGGATAAGTTAGATATAGAACCTACTGAGAATGAGGATCATATAGATGGTAATTGGAATCCTCCATTTAAACTTATTATGGATGTGGCAAAGAAGTCAAGACCAGCAGCTTCTGGTGCTGAACCTGGATATTTCTTTTATGAAACCCAAGATGGTCTTCATTTTAGATCCATAGATGGTCTTATTAAGGAAGGGAAATCTAGGTGGAATAATAATACTGAGTATAGACGAACACATACTTATAATTATGGCAATATTAATCAAGCTAATTTAGAAGATCCTGATGGTAATGATTATAATATTGTTACTATTCCTAATGTAATTAGAGATATAAATGCAATAAAGTCACGACTTAATGCACTAGATGCAGTTCGTGTAGTTTCATATAACACAGAGACACAAGAATATGTTGAGAATATCCAACCGTTAGAAAGTCCTGTTACTATGGGTGATACCCCAGATTATTATAAAGATGAAGCATCACTCAGTTCTGCTAATAAGACACCGATGACTAATCCATCAAAGACTTTTACTTATATTCAAAGTCCAAATGAAGTAGGATCTGGTGGCACACCTAATTTGATTAGAAATACTCCAATATTATATGAACCAAGAGCATGGAGAAGATATGCTCTATTACATTCACAAATTGTTGATATTCAAGTTCCTTGCAATCTAAATTTAAGGGTTGGTGAAATGATTAAAGTTTATATAGAGAATTTAACAGAAGATAATACCGCAGAGTATGTTTATAATCCAACTCGTAGTGGATTTTATATGATTTTACATTTATGTCATCATTTTGATCCAAGTTGTTCATACACATCTTTAACTTTGACCCGTGATGGTACGGGATTATATCCGACAGAATCATGACTGAAAACGCATCAACTAATCAGCCAGGTCAAAGATCTATTACTTCATGGATGGGAGTAATAGCACCTGCTTCTGCTCAATTAGATCAGATTGATACGGGATATCAATGGAAATATAGGGTTCGTATTATAGGAAAACATGGTGGTGCTTCTGTTGTTCCTCCTAATGAACTTGATTTTGCTCTTGTATTAGTACCTACAACAGCAGGATCTGGTGCAGGTCATAGATTAAGATCAGTAAGAATTTCTCAGGGTGATACGGTATATGGTATTGATGATGGATTTAATAAGTATATTATTGGTGTATTTCCAAGAACTACTAATATTGATTATGGTCAAACTAACGATTTTGGATCTAATTTAAGTGGATTTACTGATGGAATTAAAAATAAAGGACCGAAGGGTTTTATTAATCCTAATGAAGAAACTAATAATCCAGTTCTATCAGAAACTGCATTTACAGCACCACCTATTGCTAAGAATGAAAGAGTAAATCATGGTCAAGATTATTTAAAGCAAATGGGGATTACTATTCCTAATGAAGGACCGATAGCAAATAGTGTTACTAAACCACCAAGAACTCCTGCGGATCAAGCTTGGGAACCAGGAATGGGAATTACTAGACAACAGTTAGATTATATGATAGAAACTGATAGTCCTAGGGTATATGATGCATATGATCAAGCAGTTCTTCAAGGAATTAAAACTGATAATCAGAGAAATGATGATTTAGTTAATGTTAGTGAAAGAGTGGTAGAAGTGGAGAATGGTGAGGAAGCAGCAAATTTACAATCTTTGATAAATGAAGCAGAAGATCTACAATCACAACAACAAGAATAAATAAAGTTACGGAGGTATAAAATTAATGGCATTAAATCTTAATCATTACGGTGAACATGATCAAAATTTATTTACATTGCCTGATCCTGCTGATTTTGATCAAGGATTAATATTTGGTGAGAAATATTTTGTTTTAATTGGAAAGTGGGATGGTTTGATTACCATCATGAATCAAGAATGGGGTGTTGGTCCAGTTGGTGATAGAAGAGTAGCACAATTTAAATGGAATGCTAATCGAGAAGAATATACTGCTCTTAATTTTCAGGCTGATGCCAGAGATTTTGAAAGACATGTTTTTAAAAAGCAAGCAAATTTAGCATTTGTTTTAGATAAAGCAAGATCTATTGCTATTACTGAATGGAATGGTTATCAACAAAATAATAGTGAAGGGAATACTGAAAGTAAGGTTCTTGTAGATGGAGAATGGCAAACTGCTATTAATAGAAATTTACCAAATCCAGATACATTATTACCAGCAATTTATAAGTTTGCAAGTGCAGTAGATTCACAGGAAAATCAAACACTTACTGATACTGGAGCAGTTGTTGAGTTAAGTGATGTAAGTGGAAGTTTTAGTTATGCTGGAACTTCATATCAGATGAAGTTTGTATTAGATGATGAATGTAAGTTAAAAACAAATCCAGAGGTATATAATTCAAATGGAGAGAGGATAGGAATATATTCTCCTGAGGGTATGTTCCCTGCTGGATGGACAGCAGATGTATCAGATCCTAATTTTTCTGATATGGCAACGATATTAATACCTGATGTTCTTGAACCTTTAATAGAAAAAGAGTGTGCTAAAATAAAAGAACAAAAGGAACTTGACGTAGATGATGGTAATGGTAGTACAGAAGTTGAAGTAGGTTCAACTGTTGGAATTTCTACTGATGTTGATCTTGGACAGCAAGCAGAACAAGTAATATCACCAAATGAAGTTCTTAGTGATGATACTAATTTAAATCAACTTCTTATAGATTTACATGGTGATAAAGATAATGATGGTAATCCTGATCAACCTACTAGTCGGGAGATGGATGCTTATAGACAACTTATACAAGATGGTCCTGAGGGAGCAGATTGGGATAGGTATATTGCTGCACTAAAAAAATTATATCCCGAACTTCAAAATGTAGAGAGGATAAGTGATGCTCAATTAGATACTATGTCATATGAGGAGCAATGGGCAATAAGAGCAAGAAGAGCAGAATTTCGTGTTGGTAATGGTAACATTGGTAGAGGTGCTTCACTTGAACAGTTCTCAATGACCAGTAGGTTGGAGCTTATTTTAGCTGATCCATGTAAGAATAACTTTTTCTCAAATGTAGCAGGGTTTTTAAACAAGTTCATAACGAGAATTACTGGTGGTATGAATAATATTCTTGGTACTGCGAATAGTGTAATTAATTTTTCTAATGAATTATCTAATACTGCTTCAACAATTCTTGGTACTGCTAAGAGTTTTGTATCACAAATGGGTGATTTTTTACAAACTAAGATACAAAAATTTGTTAAGATGGGACTTCAAAAGATGGCAACGTTCCTTTTTGCCACTAGTTTCACTCCTATTGACGGATTATTGAAAGTGATGGCACTAAATGTCTCTGCTGTGGGTCCTGTTGGTATGTTAATGAATATAATTGGATGTTTAACTTCAAAAGTCGCAGATGTATTACATGGTGTTATTGAAGATATGCTTGTTAATATGGTTGGTCAGGTAGTTAATGGTGTAACTTGTGCAGTTGAACAGTTTGTAGGTGGAATAGTAAATAAGATTACTAATGTAATGGATGCTATTGTCGGTCCTTTTATAAGACCAGTTGAGATGTTATTTAAACTTATTGGATTTGGATTTGGAAGTATAAAGGGTCTACTTGGAAAGGGATTTGATATTATGAATAAGATTGGAAATCTACTTAAATGTGGTTCAAGTAAACTTGATGTGGGTAAATGTCCTGGTAGTAAGTATATTATTGACCAAGGAACTGCACCTGAAAAAACTCCTGGGGAACAGCAGTCAATTTTGAATAGAGTATTTGATAAAGGATCTCAAAAACTTGTTGGTGTACAAAATAGTCTTAATGAATTTGATAAAAATGTAGGTAATTGGGAAATTTTTGGATCAAAAGTTAGTGAAGGTGATGATGTCCAGCGTTGTAATACATCGGCAGATATATTTAAATGTGGAGCTCCTAAGATTGAATTTATTGGTGGTGATGGTGAAGGTGCCGTTGGTAAGGTTTTACTTGGTAAGGCTATGAATAAATTTGATCCTGATAATTTATTAAAAGGTGTTGCTCAAACTGCTAGTATTATAGGTGTAGAAATGCAATTCCCTGGTGAAGGATATACAGAAGCACCTATTGTATATTTTACTGATAATTGTGATCAAGGATATGGTGCTTATGGTCGAGCAGTTATTGGTCAAGATAGAACAAAACCTACTTTTGGTCAGATTACAGATATTATTATCATATCAGAAGGTACAAATTATCCTCCTGGTGATATTGAGGAAGTATATGTTGACAAAGTAGTCGTTGAAGATGGTGGATTGGGTTATTCTATGGATGATAGGATAGATGACTTTGATATTTGTGGTGTAGATGCAAATGGTTCAATTACGAGTATTTGTCCAAATACTAAGGCATATCGTTCCCTACCTCAACTAAATATTACTAGCAAAAAGGGAAGTGGTGCTATACTTCGTC